CTACGATAACCGCGCATTCAACATGGCTATCTGTTCGTCGTTCATGTCATCAATCCACATACCGTAAATTTCATACACCATCTGCGCAGTTTCATGCCCCATTTGGCTGGCTATAAATGCCGGGTTCGCTCCTGCCGTCAACAGCCAGCAGGCAAAAGTATGCCGCGTATGGTACGGATTACGGCGGCGAATACCAGCACGTTTTACTGCTGCATTCCACCTTGCCCCCAAACTGCTTACCGAGTAATAAGGTTTTTGTTTTCCGTTACACACCCTGGGCATGAAAACAAAATGCAGTTTTTGCTTTTCGGTTCTGCCGTACTCCCGATGATAAAAGGTGATTTCGCTTTTGCGATGATGCCCGGTCAGTTTGTATTGCTCCTTCAGTGCTTCAAGAGCAGGCTGCAGTAGTGTTACTGTTCGGATCCCGGCATTTGTTTTTGGGGGACCGAACATATCAAGTATCGTCAGGTTTCTTCTGACATTCACTATTCCCTTTTCGAGATCCACATCCTCCCACGCCAGAGCTGCCAGTTCCCCGTGACGAAGTCCTGAGTAAACGGCAAATTTCCACAAGTTCTGGCTCTGTCCTTTTTCACTTTCCATTAATGCATTGAATTCTGTTTTAGATAACGGATCAGGCTTTATTCTGTTTCGCTGTAATTTTTTTACTCCTTCAAATGGTTTGGTTGATATAAATCCCGACTGATACGCAAAACGCAACAGCGAACAGAGCAGGGCGATATAGTTATCAACTGTGCGCACGGTTCTTCCTTTTTTGTTGGATCTTGGATTATCCAGGTAAAGCGTTTCTCCATGCAGCAGTTCATTCCGGTAGTTTAAGATATCGCTATAACGAATATGTGATATCGGGGTACTTTCACAAATTATTATTCTGAGTGTTTTTAATTGTGATTTCGTTTTCTTCATTGTGTTTGTTGTTAACTCTGTCTCTTTAATTTTTGTCCAGATATCACAAAGCTCTCCGAACGTTTTTATGACTCTCGTTGTCACCATTTTTGCCCCAGTGCTGGACTGGGGAAAACGTCTTAAATACTCAAATTCACCGGAGTTTATTTCATGAACTATCAGCGCTCTTAAATTTCCGGCCTTTTTAATATTACTGTTTGTAATCTCCCAGCCTTTTAATGTTTCCCGACATCGTTTTCCTCGAAACATGAACCAGATGCGAATGTATCTACCTCTAATCTCGACACCTGTTGGTAATTTAGACATATCATGAGTCTTTGATAAACTGATTTATCTTTGGATAGTTGTACCAGATAATCCCTCGTTTGCTGTCTGGCTTACCTAAAGGAGATACTCGTTTGAAGTGGAAGCCCTCCACCCAACAGTTCTGGCGGTATGCTTCAATTTGTCTGGCCCCCAGACCAGTGCGAAGCATCAGGCCGTATTCAACCATCCACTCTTCATTAAAGATTACTTGTGCCATCGCATCACCTCTGGCAGGCGCCAATGTTAGACTGAAATTGACGCCCGATGTTGATTATTAATAATCAGCTATGAAGTTTTAATTTGAATACAATGCAATTCTCGAGGACTGAAGTTTCTCGCAATTAAAATTTATCAGTTTTACTTTCTGCTCTCTGGAAACGCCTGCTTCTTTTTTACCTGAGAGCATTTTTTCGCATTCTGATTTCGTTAGTTTAGATTTTGAATATCTTGTCCAGTTAGTAGGAGTGCCACCTTCCTTTTCAATAGTGGCGGTAATTTTATACATGAACACCTCCATTATTATTTCCAGTGGTTCGTTTATTCCATCTTTCGAGTGCTTCTTTTTCACTTCCACCATAACCGGTTCGGGATTCGCATCCGTTACACTTCGCTCGGTAATATCCTGAAATGGCTTTCACCGTTACTGATGGACAACCACAAAATGGACATGGTTTAACATTGTCATATCTCATAATTTTTCTCATAAAAAATATTTCAAGTTGGCGGTGCATTACACCGCCAGGCTGAATTATTCCTCTGAATTATCGATTACACTGTATTCCCCGGTTAATACAGAGGAATCTGCAGGATCGATTGTCAGTGGTTCCTTTTCATCCATTGATACTGCACGCTGGATCTCAATTGATACGGGCAGATATTTGAACAGGCGACGAATAGCCGTTTTCTTTGCCATTTCTTCCCAGTGAGTTACCCACGGCCCGTTATTACCAGCTTTACTCAGGCTGCGCACCAGCTCAATCTGTTTGCGCGTCATAACTTCAAACTGAGTACCTCCGTCTTTCAGTCTTGCGACAGCATAGACGTGGGTAACCGGGGCATCTTCGTTTTCTCCCGGGCGGTGTATTAACTTTTCATCAAGGCCAAATTCGAAGCTAAACTCGTCACCTTCACGGACAACACGGGCTGACAGGCTGGCGATTTGACCAGAACGGCGAGCCAGATCAATCATGCCGCGATAGCCAATGATTAGCTGAACGTTCTTTTTACCGCTCTTTTCGTTTTTATTACCAAAAGGCAGTAAATATGCATGACCGAGGGCGCTACCTGGCTCAAGTCCGAGCTGTGAACACTGTACGATCGCACTGACAAAACTCATAGTGTCACAGTTTCCTAACGCCGGAACTTTACGAATTTCTGTGGTGGCGATACGGATCATACGTTCAGCCGTCATATGGCGTGGAAGAGCTGCTGCCAGTTGCTCTTTCATTGATGGCTGGTTAATAAAACTAATCACGTCGCTATTTTTAACTGCTGCTGGTGCACGGTTTCCCTGAGTTTTTTGCAGATCGGCTTTTGCGATTGGTGGTTGCTTAGTCATTTGCATATTCCTTAGCCCAGCGGGGCAGTGATAATGTCTTAATAGCTGGCCATTCATCGGTATTCAGGCAGTCAGACAGGGTTCGCAGATTGCGGTGATATTCCTGTTGACCTGCCAGTTTTGCTTCTTCGCCCATCATGAAAATTTCAACCGGATAACGTCCGCATTCAATAGTTGTGCTGGCAACCAGAAAAACGAAAGTTGGCTGCACTCCAAACTGTGCTTCATAACCGTCACTGTAGAATGCATCCTGAACGTGATAGCGGTAGTCGTAATAAGCGGTTTTGAATCGTTGAATATCCGCCGTAGTTTTCACGTCCATGATCCAGTGAAATTCAGGGATAATTTTGTCCGGACGGCACCGACACAAAATTCCTGTTTCAGGATCTTCCCAGTAAATTGATGATTCAGCGTGTCCGGCGCTTTCAACAAGCCATTGCCCCAGCGGCAAAGCCATAACGCTTTGATACATGAGTTCAATTTTCCGGCCTTCTTCCGCAGTGATAACCGTTTTTCCTGTGCTTGCGCATTCCATCAGAAACGCTTTCTCTTCTTCTTTTCCGGCGTTTGTACGGCGGTTAAATTCAGGTGCTACGATAAAGCGGTTACTGAATTCTTCCGGTTCAAGTACCCGGCAGTGAAAAGCAGTTCCTAAATCGAGCGTTTTTGTCTTTGTGGTGTCCACGGGGGCATTTTTACGCCACAAATATAGTGCCGGAGTATCAGCAATGTCATCGAGCTGAGACTTACTGATACCGGGACCCGCGTGGTAATTCTCATTCGAAATTCCGTAATAAATACCTGGCTCTATGTCTTCTACGATTACGGGATCTGCGACTTCGCCAGTTTCATCACTGCAATCGCGATGCGGATCGCTGCCAGCATTCTCATTGTGCGGATGTTCAGCGCCTTCCATTTCCTCCGGATCATTTTCCTTAGCTTCAACCTGACTCTCTTCATCGAATGTTTCCTGGTATGTTGCGTCGCCCATCACCGCACCACAGTCAGGGCAGTTATCCCCGCCAGTCTGGCCGCAGGCATTGCAGGCTATTTCCGGTTCCTGTTGCACTACTGGCTCAGGTTGATTCATATCTGGGCTGGTTTTTTCCGTTTCTGGCTGGTTCTGGTACACACAATCGCGAGTCTGGATCCCCTTTACCCATTTCGGATCGTTCGGGTCGCTAATTCCGTCAACAAATTCACCACGTGATGCAGCAAGCAATTTATCGGCATCGACAGGATTTTTTGATGGAATGTTTTTCCGGGCTTCATGGAGTTCTGCCCGCAGTTCCTGATATTTCGCATCAACAGAATTTACCTGTGACTGAGCATCCAGCGGCTGCGTGTCCTGATGATGTTCAGTTGCGTCCGGTTCCATTGTTTCAGCCTCTCCCTGTTCAACTGCCGTTGTTCCAGATGGTTGCGGTTTTTCTTCATCATCCTGTTTTCCTTCTTCTGTTACTCGCTGCGGCATCGGGGCAGAGGAGCGACCGCAGGCAATATCCACGATTTCCGGATCAGGGTTGGCATGATCGGTTTCAGTCAGTACTTTGTTCAGATATTCAGTGACGTGCGCGGGGATGACCTCGATCCCAATTGGTGCTTCTTTTACGGACGCAACCACGATGGCGCGGGAATAATCCAGCCCGCCAGGCATGGTGATGAATTTGTCGCGGAAAACAGAAAAGGGCGGTTTATTTTCAGCGATAATTTCCTCAATGCGTTTAGCGTGTGCCGGATGAAGGTTATAGATGTCCAGATCCATTGAACGGGCCAGTACGCCAGTGGCTACGTCGCGCGCCAGTGACGTCAGATCGTGTACGAAACCTTCGCCGCGATCGGTGAGGTTTCCGCCGCCAGCATTAGCACCGGAAGCCGTGCGAGTGATGTGTGAAACACGATTACCCTTCATCCACTCTTTTGTCAGCAGTCCTCGATCGGTGTAGTCAGCGTTCAGGTATGCTTCGAAAAAAGCAGTTATCAGTCCCAGGTTTGAATTACCAGGATTAGGGAAAACTTTGTCAGTGTCACGAACCAGTTTGTGGAGTTCGCGAATTTCCAGCGGGTCGAGCAGGCTGGTTTTGTGGGAAACAGCCAGGGCAGTAACAGCCGGTAGTTCTTCAGCCCGAGCAATGTGTAATGCCTGGAGTCCGTCGCGTGAAACGTGCGTTACCGGTTTTTCGCTGCCGTGTTGAGCAAGCCAACGAATGGGCAGTTCCTGGCCAGAAATTGGGAGTAGCATATTCTCCTCAATCTCAGTCATGTCTTCGCCGTTGACGTTGGTATTGCCTTGATAGTGAGCGTTGTCTGGTGCTGCTCCCGGTTTTAGTTCCCATGTCATGGAGTCTTTGCTGAGTTGATAGCGTTCACTCCAGGTAAAATCGATCTCACCTTCAGCGGGCAGGTCATTAACGACAGGAAAATTCGTGGCAACAGCTTTAAAATAGCTGCTCAGTTTTTTACCTGACTTAACGATCAGGTAGTCCAGAGTGGCACAGGTCGATTCAAAATCGTTGCTTGCCCACAGGACGACGTCAGGTTCACCGGATGATTTTTTCGCTTTCCGTAACAGGAAGAGTGGTTTTGTGCTCATTGTTTTTTAACCTCAACTCAGATTAAAATTCGTTTTGTTCAGTGAATGATCTTGCCGGATACACACTGTTCATAGCCTGCGCCATACGCAGGCTATTTCTTTCAGATTTCACCTTTTAATTTCATTGCAATTAGAGTTGCCAGAAATTCGGCTTTTTTTTCTGCGGGCAGATTCTTTCCGATATGCACCAGGCACATTTTTTTGACACCTTCATCAAGTGTTTTTACGTTGCCTGATGGACCATCGATATCAACCACAGTGAATGGGGTTTCTTTATTTTCTGTTTTAATTACGTAGCCAATGCGCTTTCCTTCCAGATTCACCTCGTGAACAATGTCATCGGTAGTTACAACAGTGGCTTCATAATTGGTAATCATGTTTTTCTCCTTAATTAAGGTTGAGCGAATACCTGCCATTTCTGGCATAAATTCAGTTTCGAATAGTCAATTAATTAAAGTTCATGTGCCATCTGGTCTTTTTCGGCACAAGCTTCACTGCAATATTTTCTCGGTTCGTCTTTTGATAAAATCCCGTGCATGAAGTGAAGCATTCTTTCAATAGCTTTGCTTTCTTCAACGTCTTTTTTGCAAAGGTGGTAAGCACATTTTATTTTCTTAGTCATCACCATGACTCCGCCTTTACAGGTAAACCATCACGACCGAGGAAGACTTTAATCATGCGGTCAGTAATGCATGTTTTTGTGGTCAGGTTACGAATATATAGTTTTCGCTTTTTAATATTGTTTGCCGAGGCAATATATGTCCGGCCTTCATGAAGAACATAATCGCCAGGAGTCACACACTGACGTGGTATTTCATCAGTTCCGAAGTGATGTGCAATCATAATTATCTCCATTTTTACAAATGAACTTTGTTGATGCGGTGCCTGGTGCCTCCAGGTGACTGCAACCAGTTAACAATTACAGTCGGCTTTCCCACCCAAACCAATAAGGACTAACATGACTTTTAACTGTGCCACGTGCGCTTAGCCGCATTCACCGCATCACAAAATTCACTTAAAAAAGGGCGGACATCAGCCGAACTTCAAGAAAAAACTGATGCCGCCAGGACTACACACAGCAATGTCGTTATTTACAACCGGAGGCGCACTCCCACCATTTAAATTTAACAGACAAGACCGACTCTTTATGGATATCGGAAATGCGCCTTCGTGTTGTGCCCGGTTTTATTTCACCACCTCCGGGCTTCGGTGGTCTCGGCTATACCCCTACAGCGAGAGCTTGTGTTAACATTTCAATACCCTTACAGTTGAGAGTTATTGATATGTTGGATGTATTTACTCCATTGTTGAAACTTTTTGCTAACGAGCCACTCGAAAGACTTATGTATACGATTATCATTTTTGGTCTCACTCTCTGGCTGATACCGAAAGAGTTTACTGTCGCATTCAATGCTTATACTGAAATACCTTGGCTCTTTCAGATTATCGTTTTTGCCTTTTCTTTCGTGGTCGCCATTTCCTTCTCAAGATTGCGAGCACATATTCAAAAGCATTATTCATTACTACCAGAGCAACGAGTATTGCTTCGTTTATCTGAGAAAGAAATCGCTGTATTTAAAGATTTCCTTAAAACAGGAAATCTTATTATCACTTCTCCTTGCCGTAACCCGGTTATGAAAAAATTAGAACGGAAGGGCATCATTCAACATCAGAGTGATAGCGCAAACTGTTCTTATTATCTCGTCACCGAAAAATACTCCCATTTTATGAAGTTATTCTGGAACAGCAGGAGTAGACGTTTTAATCGTTAGCTTACTGTGTGCTTCTCCAACCATCGGCGCGCACCAGTTTCGGTTTTAAATGTTTTGCTTTTGGTATACGTCATGGCAGTGAACGTTCCATCCTGGTTGGGGAACACGCCGCACACCAGGGATTCGTTGTTGCCGAGGTCGATTTTTTGCATTTTGCGAATCTCACATCTTGTTGCTACGTATAGCGACTTCTGCCTGCCAGAGATCCCAGTCGTTGCTGCGTAAAGCCTGCACAGCCTGGTTGTAAGTGATACCGCAACAATCCATCAAATACTGAACTACTTCGTAATGCACCATCTTATCTCTCCCCTTAACGCCGGGTGGCGGAACTAACTGCTGCACTGCAAAATTTGAATCCCGCCGTCATGTTCATACGCCTCGGGCTGGCTACTTAACCCCTTACCACTGCCTGGTAACTCGAAGTATTGCCCTGCGTTCTGTGGGGCGGGGTGGGTTGGTAGGTATATAATGTACTTTGTGTTCATCATTGTAAAGTACTTTAAGTACATTTTATGTATAAAAAAATGAGACGGGATAAAGTGAAGCACAAACCCGGAGGGGGACGCTACCGGATTTATGCTGATTTAAGAGGCTTTTTGTTTTTTCTTTCGTGCTAACTCTTCGTAAATTGCATTGTACTTCTGTTTTTTCTCCTCAAGAGTTTTTAAAAGTTCATCTGTCTCACTGTCAGGGAGCTCGTCCAGAAGGTCAATGATGATTTTTTGTCTTGGATTTAACTCCTGATAGAAACGTATCTGTCCACTTTCTTCTGTATCCTCTCCCAAAAGATAGGTTGGTGTTGTTCCAATGAGTGTTGCTAATTCCCTTAATTTCTCTCGGCGAGGAATTGTTTCACCATTAAACCATTTGCTAACCGCTTTTGGTGTTAATTTCATTCGACGGGCAATTTCTGCCTGCCTTCCATGTTGTTCATAACCAGCGTTTTCACAGGCTAGCGCAAGCCTACTGGCGAACTCTTTACGCGCTTTATCTTCATGAACCATAAGTTCAATGATATTCGCTCTTGAATGTACTGTCAGTTCTGTTATAGCATGTACTCAAAGTTCACATTGTGAGGATGATATGAACCAGAAAACACTTGAAGATGTAATCAAAACTGTTCGCGTTTCTGTTGTGGCCGACGTTTGTGGTGTCAGCCAAAGAGCAATCTACAAATGGATGGATAACGGAAAATTGCCTCGCACAGAATATACCGGCGAAACAAATTACGCTGAAAAAATCGCTCATGCATCAAACGGATTATTTTCTGCCGATGCAATTTTAACTATTGGCAGAAATAAAACTACTACGAAAAAGCTGATGGGAGTTGATTCATGAAAATCAAGCATGAGCACATCGAATCAGTGTTGTTAGCCCTGGCAGCCGAAAAAGGGCAGGCGTGGGTCGCTAACGCAATTACTGAAGAATATCTGCGCCAGGGGGGCGGCGAATTGCCCCTGGTACCAGGCAAGGACTGGAACAATCAGCAGAATATCTATCATCGTTGGTTGAAAGGTGAAACGAATGCGCAAAGGGAAAAAATTCAGAAACTGATCCCTGCGGTTCTGGCAATTCTTCCTCGCGAGCTGCGTCACCGACTCTGCATCTTCGATACCCTGGAACGCCGTGCATTACTGGCGGCACAGGATGCACTGAGTACGGCAATTGATGCGCATGATGATGCAGTCCAGGCCGTTTACCGTAAAGCACATTTCAGCGGCGGCGGTTCTCCTAGCGATTCTGTCGTAGTGCATTGATTGAAATTAATCGTACCGAACTGTTTTGTTCGGTATCAGTTAAATGTAACGCTGCGAGCGTTACAAGGTGAAAACAAATGGCTTCAAACTGGATAAAGCTCGAAGTTATTACGCCGGATAAGCCGGAAATATTCAGGCTTGCTGAGATTCTGAATATTGATCCAGATGCCGCATTAGGGAAAGTCATTCGCTTCTGGGCATGGGCGGATCAACAAATGATAGACGGTAACGCAGAGTGTAACGCTCGCGGCGTTACAAAAAGTGCAATAGATCGCATCACTTTTATGGCTGGTTTTGCTGATGCGTTAATTCAGGTTGGATGGCTGGTCGAAACTAATGGTGTGTTGTCGCTTCCTAACTTTGAGCGCCATAACGGGAAAAGCTCTAAAAAACGGGCGGTTACAAACGAGAGAGTAACAAAAATACGAGAACTGAAACGAAAAGGTAACGCTGCCAGCGTTACAAAAACGGATCAAAAAGCGTTACCAGAGGAAGAGAAAGAGGAAGATATAAATACTTATCTCCCCCTAAATCCCCCTCGCCAAAAACGAGCGTCTAAAAAATTCGAACCGGAGGCTATCGAGCTGCCTGACTGGTTGCCGGAAACACTCTGGCATGAGTGGGTTCAGTTCAGGCAGGCATTGCGAAAACCGATTCGAACGGAGCAGGGCGCTAACGGGGCGATACGGGAGCTGGAAAAATTCCGCCAGCAGGGTTTTTCACCTGAGCAGGTGATTCGACACAGCATCGCCAATGAATACCAGGGCTTGTTCGCGCCAAAAGGTGTTCGACCTGAGACGTTACTCCGACAGGTTAACACCGTCTCGTTACCGGATAGTGCGATCCCGCCAGGCTTCAGGGGGTAACTGACCATGAAAAATATTGCGGCAGGCGGCATTCTTGAACGTATCCGCAGACTGGCCCCGCCACATGTAACCGCCCCATTCAAAACGGTAGCGGAGTGGCGCGAGTGGCAACTTTCCGAAGGCCAGAAACGTTGTGAGGAGATCAACCGTCAGAATCGTCAGTTGCGGGTGGAAAAAATTCTGAATCGCTCTGGCATCCAGCCATTGCACCGCAAATGCTCGTTTTCGAATTACCAGGTGCAGAACGAAGGGCAGCGATACGCGTTGAGTCAGGCGAAATCCATCGCTGATGAACTGATGACCGGGTGTACAAATTTTGCGTTCAGCGGAAAACCTGGTACCGGAAAAAACCATCTGGCGGCGGCTATCGGGAATCGCCTGCTGAAAGATGGCCAGACAGTGATTGTGGTTACCGTGGCTGATGTCATGAGTGCCCTACACGCCAGCTATGACGACGGGCAATCAGGCGAAAAATTTTTGCGGGAACTGTGCCAAGTGGATCTGCTGGTTCTTGATGAAATTGGCATTCAGCGCGAGACAAAAAACGAGCAGGTGGTGCTGCACCAGATTGTTGATCGCCGGACAGCGTCGATGCGCAGCGTGGGGATGCTGACAAACCTGAATTATGAGGCCATGAAAACATTGCTCGGCGAGAGGATTATGGATCGCATGACCATGAACGGCGGGCGATGGGTGAATTTTAACTGGGAGAGCTGGCGTCCGAATGTCGTCCAGCCAGGAATTGCGAAGTAATTTTTACCGGGAGAAAAATTTAATGGAGACTGTTTTTGACACACTGAAAGCAATGGGAAAAGCCACATCCATAGAACTTGCTGCGCGACTTGATATCAGCCGTGAAGAAGTGCTGAACGAACTATGGGAACTGAAAAAGGCTGGTTTCGTTGATAAAAGCGCGTACACCTGGCGTGTGGCTGATAACAACGTTCAGCAGGAACAGCCAGCGCCGGCAGAACTGCCGGAAGAAACTACCACGGCAACAGTCGCGAAAATTTCAGAGAGCGATTTAACTGCGACGATTGAACAACGTGGTCCACTAACTGCGGATGAACTGGCTACGTTGTTCGGTACCACATCCCGCAAAGTGGCTTCAACGCTGGCAATGGCAATCAGCAAAGCTCGTCTGATTCGCGTTAATCAGAACGGTAAATTTCGTTACTGCATGCCGGGCGGTAATTTACCAGCAGAGCCGAAAGCTGCATCGGTAGCGGAAACAGATGGTAAAGCCTTTCCTCAGCTAGCCGGTGTTGCGTTACCAGTACAGGAAGCTGCAACACAGGAAGATATTAAAACAGAAACTGTGGCGGACATTGTGCAGTCGTTGCCATCGTTTACTGAAACGCAAGCGGATAACCTGATTTTACCATCGCTGCATATGGCAAACCGTGAACTGCGTCGGGCGAAAAATCATGTCCAGAAGTGGGAGCGAGTCTGCGCCGCGCTGCGGGAGCTGAACAAGCACCGGGATATTGTTCGACAGATTACTGATTCTTCCCGCCGTGTTGTATCGGAAAAGTGATTGCCGGAGGCGCTTATGGCAAAAGTATTTACACAAGAAGAGCGGGAAAAAATTAAAGGGCAGGTTGTTGAACTAGTACGCCGGAGTGGGCGCGAGACGTTACGGCAACTGGAAGCCAAGACAGGTGCGACAAGATATCTGATGAGCGTTCTCGCCAGAGAGCTGGTTGCCAGTGGCGATGTATACAACTCTGGTTACGGGTTATTCCCGTCTGAACAGGCTCGTAAGGACTGGCAAAATGCCCGCAAAAAACTATCTAGGGCAAAGCTGAAGAAACCGGTTGTGGTTGATCCGGACCTTATCTGGTCATTACCTGACGGAGAAATACGTCGCTACGACAGTCGCCTAAACATAATCTGTCGCGAGTGCCGGAAGAGCGAAGTTATGCAGCGTGTGCTGGCGTTTTATCAGAATGGTTTTCGAGAGAGGCTTGGAGATCAGGGATGAATAGAACGATGAAGGATGGAAGCTACATATTCTCGGTACTAAGATTTATTTTTCTGACACAAAATGACCATTTGGCGTTACATAATCCCAAAAAAACGTATCAAAAATCTCAAAATGCGTTACGATTAGAGAGCATTTTGATTCTGCGTGCTCATTTTTTGATTGCTGTGGCTTTTTGTTGTGGGAGTGTTGAATGGATTATTTATCAGAAGTGTTAAAAATCATTGAAGGTGCAACAAAGGCAAATGCTTCGATGGCTAGTAATTATGCTGGGTTGCTGGCAGATAAGCTCGAACAAAAAGGGGAGGTCAAGCAAGCCAGAATGATAAGAGAAAGGTTGCTTAGAGCTCCCCAGGCGTTGGCAGGAGCTCAAAGGGCTGGAGGTGGGATATCTCTGGGCTCATTACCGGTAGATATTGATAGTCGACTCAACACTGTTGATGTCAGTTATCCTAAATTAGACAGTTCAGAGATTTTTCTGCCTGCAGCAATCAGTACCCGTGTTGAAGAGTTTATCACTAATGTTCAACGTTATGATGAGTTTGTTAAAGCTGATGCAGCATTGCCGAGTCGTATGCTCGTGTATGGAAAGCCAGGAACAGGTAAGACTATGTTATCTAAGTACATCGCTACCCGCTTAGATTTTCCACTTCTTACAGTGCGTTGCGATACTTTGATTAGTAGTTTATTGGGACAAACCAGCAAAAATCTTAGACAGGTTTTCGATTATGTAATGCAGAGGCCATCAGTGCTTTTTTTAGACGAATTTGATGCTTTAGCTGGAGCAAGAGGTAATGAGAGAGATATAGGTGAGCTTCAGCGAGTTGTCATTTCACTATTGCAGAATATGGATGCGGCATCAGAGGATACGGTAATTATTGCCTCAACTAACCATGAGCAACTTCTGGATCCTGCAATCTGGAGGCGATTTAGCTTCAGAATTCCAATGCCTCTGCCTGACATACATCAGAGAGAGTTAATTTGGAAAAATCGTTTAAAGAATATGATATGTAGCGATCTAGATTTAAGTGATTTATCAAGAAAATCGGAAGGATTATCCGGAGCAATAATTGAACAGGTGAGCTTGGATGCACGTAGGGATGCAGTTATTGAAGGTGCAAGTGTGATAAATCACCATAAATTGTATAGGCGTTTGTATCTTGCTCAATCGCTTATGGAAGGTGTAAATTTAAGCACTTACGAAGATGAAATTCGTTGGTTACGTTCTAAAGATAAAAAATTATTTTCTATCAGAGTTCTTGCTAATTTGTACAAACTTACATCAAGAGTAATTTCAAACATTCTGAAGGAGTCAGGAGCATATGAGCAGAAGGGGTACACAGTTTAGTAACGCAAAAGTTACAAACCCAATGTTAAGAATCCCTTTTTCCAGTAGTGACTTGGGTGCAATAGTAAACGCTGGCGGTGGGGCAAAGGTATTGGTTGATGTAACAGCCGAATATAGACAAGGGCTAGTAAGAAATTTAACAACCAGTAAACATTATTTAGAATCCAAACTTTCAGAGTACCCTGGAAGCTTGGGTACTTTGGTTTTCAAATTAAGAGACCAGGGAATAGCCAAAACGCATAGGCCGAACAAAATTGCTCAAGAGGCTGGATTGCAAAATGCCGGTCATGCCAAAATAGATGAAATGTTGGTTGCTGCTCATGCCGGCTGTTTTGACGTATTAGAGTCAGTCATTTTACATCGGAATATTAAAGCGATTTTGGCTAATCTAAGCGCGATTGAGCGCATTGAACCTTGGGATGAGAATAGGAAGGTTCCAGGAGGCACTGATGGTTTGTTTGAATCATCAAACATCCTTGTACGACTATTTGAGTACACAGGTGAAGATGCAACTTACAACAACTATGAAAACGTTATTTCTATATTAGAACAACACGGAGTTAAATATGATGAGATTAGACAAAAATGTGGTCTTCCCTTATTAAGGATAATGGATTTATCCCCAAATGATAGATATATATTAGACATTCTCATTGATTACCCGGGTATAAGAACGTTAATTCCAGAACCAAAATATTCAGCATTCCCGGTTAGTGTAAGTGATTCTGTTGGCATTGAAACAAATAGCTTTCCCGTACCATCAGAAGAATTACCCATTGTTGCTGTATTTGACACTGGGGTAAGCCCCATCGCGGCAACAATTACTCCTTGGGTAGTGAGTAGGGAAACATACGTAATTCCTCCTGATACGAGTTATGAACATGGGACTATGGTGTCTTCATTGATATCAGGCGCTCATTTTTTAAATGACAATCATCCATGGATTCCTGATACAAAATCTAAAATCCATGATGTTTGTGCCTTAGATGAAAATGGATCTTATATATCAGATTTAATTCTGAGGCTAGCAGATGCTGTAAATAAAAGACCAGATATAAAAGTCTGGAATTTGTCTTTGGGAGGCGGACCATGCAATGAGCAGACGTTTAGTGATTTTGCGATGGAGTTAGATCGGCTCAGCGATAAATTTGGTATTTTGTTTGTAGTTGCTGCAGGTAATTATGTAGATGAACCTATACGTACATGGCCAAATCCTGAACCGCTTGGAGGTGCTGATTTAATTTCCTCTCCTGGAGAGTCAGTCCGAGCACTAACAGTTGGTTCAGTTTCTCATATGGAAGCTAATGATGCTTTAAGTGAAATTGGAACACCGACACCATATACTCGTCGTGGCCCTGGGCCTGTATTTACTCCAAAGCCAGATATAATCCATGCTGGCGGTGGGGTTCATAGACCTTGGAATGTAGGAGCAAGCAGTTTAAAGGTCGTAGGGCCAGATAATAGGCTTTGCTCTAATTTTGGTACTAGTTTTGCTGCTCCAATTGTGGCAAGTTTAGCTGCGCATACATGGCAGAGAATAGCCACTAATTCAGACTTTAATGTTTCACCATCATTGATTAAAGCATTATTAATTCATTCCGCTCAATTATCTTCTCCTGATTACTCGCCAAGTGAAAGACGCTATTTGGGAGCGGGAATTCCTAATGAAGTTATTGAGACCTTATATGATAGTGATGATAGGTTTACTCTGATTTTCCAAACATTCTTGGTTCCTGGGATGAGGTGGAGAAAGGAAAACTATCCCATACCATCGGCACTTATTCAAAATGGAAAATTTAAAGGTGAGATTGTAATTACTGCTGCATATGCACCACCACTGAACCCTAATGCCGGCAGTGAATATGTTCGCGCGAACGTAGAGCTAAGTTTTGGCTTAATTGAGAATAATACTATAAAAGGAAAAGTGCCTATGGAAGGAGAAAACGGTCAATCTGGATATGAGAGAGCTCAAATTGAGCATGGTGGAAAGTGGTCACCAGTAAAAATTCATCGCAAGGCATTTAATAAAGGAATTACTTCGGGTAACTGGGCTCTTCAGGCTAAAACAACGTTGAGAGCGAATGAACCGGCCTTAATGGAGCCTTTACCTGTAACTATTGTAGTAACTTTAAAATCATTAGATGGAAACACACAAGTTTATGCTGATGGCGTAAGAGCTTTAAATGCTAATAACTGGGCTCACTATCCATTGCCTGCTCGTGTGCCAGTTTCCGTATAACAACTATATAAATCAAACCCGCTGTAGCGGGTTTGATTTATTTGTGGGTGTGTTTTATAAAAATACCGCCCATACACAACAAAATACAAAAAGTATTATAGATAAAAAAGGAGCGTAATGTGCAGATTTGTTGTTTTCCATATTTACTCACCTTAATATGATTAATCCTGATAAGATTGTTATTTCAGCGGTTTTCAAATGAGATATTATGCTAATCTGGCAGATTTGCATAACATTAAAATTTAATTTGTCTAACCGCTTTTAATAATAAGCGTTGTATTTTTATCCCAGCAATCTATTGTTTGATTTTTATTCCATCAATGTGGGGGCTTTACACTGGAACCAGTTTATTTATACTTTATACGTCAGCCTGAACAACTGGCATCTGCTGCACTGCGCCATCGAGAGATTGAGAAATGGCGCATATACAACTGGTCAAACAAACCTCTTCTGGTTTACTTCTCCCGGCGACGCCGGAGAGTTGCGATTTTCTGCATCAAATCAAAATAGGTGAGTGGATACACGCAGACTTTAAGCGTGTGCGTAACTACGCATTCCACAAGCGTTTTTCAAACTCCTGCAACTGGGATTCGATTACTGGACTCCGGTCGGTGGGGCGATCACACCTCGCGAACGAGAACTGCTGTCTGGTTTCGTGGATTACTTGTGCGAATCAGTTGGTCGGGAACACACACCAGCCCTGAGTGATGCCGCAGAGCAATATCTAAATACAGTTGCGACACGCAGAACTCGGGATACGGCATTGCTAAAGTCGTTTGAGGCTTTCCGCGAGTGGGTAACCATTCAGGCCGGATTTTACACCGAGCATATTTATCCGGACGGTAGCCGTGGGCGCAGGGCGAAATCCATCGCGTTTGCGAATATGGACGAAACCGAGTTTCAGCAGGTTTATAAATCTGTTCTGAATGTGCTGTGGAACTGGATTCTGTTCCGTAAATTCTCCTCTCAGGAGGAAGTTGAAAATGTGGCCGCACAACTACTGGAGTTTGCGTAATGGTGAATTTACGTAAAGCGGCTAAAGGCCAGATGTGCCAGATCAGAATCCCTGGCTACTGCAATCACAATCCCGAAACCTCTGTGCTGGCGCATTACAGGCTGGCGGGGACGTGCGGAACAGCGACAAAACCACACGATATGCAGGCAGCGATTGCCTGTAGCTCATGCCACGATTTAATCGACGGGCGGGTAAAAACCAGCGATTACACCAAAGAAGAATTACGCCTGATGCATGCAGAAGGTGTTTTTCGCACACAAGAAATCTGGAGAAAGGAAGGTTATTTATGATTTACCCAACAAATACAGGCAAAAGCGGGGAACACCTTCGTCTCACCACGCTGGAAAGTGTCTGGATTCAGGGAAAACTGCGCATGTGGGGGCGCTGGTCGTATATTGGCGGCGGTAAGACGGGAAATATGTTTAACCAGTTGCTGGCATCCAAAAAATTGACGAAAACAGCCGTCAATGAAGCCCTGCGCAGGATGAAAAAAGCGGGAATAGAGAAACCTGAGCTGGAAGCGTTTTTGCGAGAGATGATCAATGGCAAGCAAAAGACCTGGCTGGCGCATTGTACTGATGCAGAGGCGTTATGTATTGATAGAGTCATAAGTGAGGTGCTGGCAGAGCATCCTGGATTGATTAGTGTCCTCCGGCAACGGTATGAAGGACGGGGGATGACTAAGCGCAAAATGGCTGAATTGCTAAATGATGCACATCCTGAGTGGTGTTTTAGCACATGCGAAAAGCGAATTGCTAATTGGTTGGCTGTTGCTGAGTATGCCCTATATACTCCCATGCGAGAATCATTTGCTCAAAAAATAGCTTGATTTTTTACGCATAAACTGCTTCAATTCCGGTATGCTTCGCAAAGCTGTATCGCGAGGCGAACCAAGCGCATGAACTTTACCAGAACCCGCCATTGAGCGGGTTTTGTTGTTTCTGGTACTGGCGAACCTGATGTTTCATTTCTGGAGCGCGATTCCTGGCGGAATACCTAGAATCGAGACATTCTGGTAAAATTGTTTTCAGTACAGGATGTGGAGGTGAGATGAGAGAACTACCTAAAGATTATTTTTTAGGAGTAGATGATGAGCTCGTCGATTATCTTGAAAAACAAGGGGAAGAGACGATACGAGAGATTCATCTTTCTAACAAAACCAATGTTGAGAATGGATACAAACTTCTGAACATTCAGATTGTTGGAATTGGTTCATCTTTTTTATTGCTGACACAGAAAACTAATTTCGATTTTCTCACCGCCGGAATTACCACATTTACATTACTATGGACATGGTGCGCCATTTACTTGGTATGTACTGGTTTATCTGTGAAGGTTAGGGGCCTGATCAATGCCCCTCCTGATCATCTATATCATGAAAAATATAAGGATATGGAGCCCTCGAGCTTTAAAATATTCGCTGATGCAGGATATTTAGGACCTGATAAGTTATTGCCGCTTATACGAAGGTATCGCCTTGTTGACTTGAGTGATACAGCAAGAGAGTTACTGTTGGAAAATGAGAAAATCCGCACGAGTCTCGATAAAGCAAGGATGTATACCATCCTTGCTCCGGTAGCGGCGATGTTTATCTCGGCTGTTTTTTTATATGTTCAATGACTGAGTCGGCAGAATCTCCAACAAAAACACGACGTGTAGCAAAGTCTGTAGTACTTTGTGTTGGAGTTGGTTTTGGTGCCACGGGTTGCTGAGGTTTATTTTCATCTTGTGGCTTGTTTTTTTCAGACATAAAAATCCTCTTTGTTTGAATTGTTACTTTTGGCGATTTAACGATATCAAACACGAGTATATACCGCCAGAAGCTTAATCTGGCACTCCATCTGACCCCGGCATGTCCCGGGGCTTTTTCGTTGTTAGGCTCCGGAAACATCCTCGACTTCTTGTTAGCAAGCCTGAGAGCCTGAATCTTACACTTAGCACCATCCGAACTCTCGGAGGTGAGGCTTATGAAAATGCACAATGCCCCTCATTCCTGGCCTGACTTACTGGAACTCTTACAAAGTTGGTGGCGTGGAGATACGCCGCTGGGTGCAGTGGTTATGTCAATTATTATGGCTGGTTTGCGCATTGCCTATTTTGGCGGTGGCGGCGGCTGGAAACGAAAAACGCTTGAGATTCTGCTTTGTGGTGCTCTGACGCTGACCTTTGCATCCGCGCTTGAGTATGTCGGATGGCCTAAATCACTTTCTGTTGCCATTGGTGGTGGGGTGGGGCTGATTGGTGTTGATGCTATTCGTGGTGCGGCAATGAGGGTCATCGGTAACAAGTTCGGTGCCCATAAGGAGTAATTAATGCAGACACTTAATTCCCAGCGTAAAGCTTTCCTTGATATGGTGGCATGGTCAGAAGGAACAGATAACGGACGGCAGAAAACCAGAAATCACGGTTATGATGTTATTGTCGGTGGCGAACTGTTCACTGATTACTCCGATCACCCCCGCAAACTTGTCACGCTAAATCCGAAACTCAAATCAACAGCCGCTGGACGTTACCAGCTTCTTTCACGCTGGTGGGATGCCTACCGCAAGCAACTTGGCCTGAAAGATTTTTCTCCAGAAAGTCAGGATGCTGTAGCGCTGCAGCAGATTAAAGAGCGTGGCGCTTTGCCGATGATTGATCGCGGTGATATCCGTCAGGCTATCGACCGTTGCAGCAATATATGGGCCTCACTGCCGGGCGCTGGTTATGGTCAGTTCGAGCATAAGGCTGACAGTCTGATTGCAAAATTCAAAGAAGCTGGCGGAACGGTCAGAGAGATTGAGGTATGAGCAGAGTAACCGCGATTATCTCCGCTCTGGTTATCTGCATCGTCGTCTGCCTGTCATGGGGTGTTAATCATTACCGTGATAACGCCATCGCCTACAAAGAACAGCGCGACAAAAATGCCAGAGAACTGAAGCTGGCGAACGCGGCAATTACTGAGATGCAGATGCGTCAGCGTGATGTTGCTGCGCTCGATGCAAAATACACGAAGGAGTTAGCTGATGCGAAAGCTGAAAATGATGCTCTGCGTGATGATGTTGCCGCTGGTCGTCGTCGGTTGCACATCAAAGCAGTCTGTCAGTCAGTGCGTGAAGCCACCACCGCCTCCGGCGTGGATAATGCAGCCTCCCCCCGACTGGCAGACACCGCTGAACGGGATTATTTCACCCTCCGGGAACGACTGGTAATGATGCAGGCCCAACTTGAAGGTGCTCAGCAATACATAACCGAGCAGTGTTTAAAGTAAAATCTTAACTACAATATGATTCATTTTGATGATTGTTTCATAAGGAACAGTGAAGTAAGATCTAAGAGGAGTTAAATTTTATACAGTATAATCATAATATTGCAGCAAGGTGGTTATAATTGAAAGAATATTTAGATATGAATACATCTCATGTAAGAGTTGTTACTCATATGTGTGGGTTCCTGGTTTGGCTCTATAGTCTTTCAATGTTGCCACCAATGGTTGTAGCATTGTTTTATAAAGAAAAAAGCCTGTTCGTTTTCTTTATAACTTTCGTTATATTTTTTTGCATTGGTGGCGGAGCGTGGTATACAACTAAGAAATCTGGCATTCAATTACGTACCCGTGATGGGTTTATTATAATTGTAATGTTTTGGATTTTGTTTTCTGTTATTAGTGCATTCCCTTTATGGATTGACTCAGAACTTAATTTAACGTTCATTGATGCTCTGTTTGAAGGGGTTTCTGGAATAACAACAACAGGAGCAACTGTAATTGATGATGTTAGTTCATTACCTCGGGCATATTTGTACTATCGGTCACAGTTAAATTTTATAGGTGGTTTAGGAGTTATTGTTCTGGCGGTTGCTGTATTGCCATTATTGGGTATTGGTGGTGCAAAGCTTTATCAGTCAGAAATGCCGGGGCCATTTAAGGATGACAAACTCACTCCCCGCCTGGCCGATACGTCACGGACACTGTGGATAACTTATTCTTTATTAGGTATTGCTTGTATTGTCTGTTATAGACTTGCAGGAATGTCTTTGTTTGATGCTATTTGTCACGGGATTTCCACAGTTTCGCTTGGTGGTTTCTCAACTCATAGCGAGAGTATCGGATATTTTAATAACTATTTGGTTGAGCTGGTGGCTGGTTTTTTTTCCCTGCTATCGGCTTTCAACTTCACTCTTTGGTATATTGTTATTAGCAGAAAAACGATAAAACCTTTAATCAGAGATATTGAACTTCGTTTCTTTCTGTTAATAGCCTTAGGGGTGATCATTGTTACCTCTTTCCAGGTCTGGCATATAGGTATGTATGACTTGCATGGAAGTTTTATTCATTCGTTTTTTCTTGCCAGCTCCATGCTCACTGATAATGGTTTAGCTACGCAGGATTATGCAAACTGGCCCACGCACACGATAGTGTTTTTGCTGTTGTCAAGTTTCTTTGGGGGATGTATCGGTTCAACCTGTGGTGGAATTAAGTCACTTCGATTTCTTATACTTTTCAAACAAAGCAAACACGAGATAAATCAACTTTCTCATCCCAGAGCGTTGTTAAGTGTAAATGTAGGAGGGAAGATAGTTACAGATCGTGTAATGAGGTCTGTATGGAGTTTCTTTTTTCTTTATACTCTCTTCACGGTGTTTTTTATACTGGTGTTAAATGGTATGGGATATGATTTTCTTACATCATTTGCAACAGTGGCTGCATGTATTAATAATATGGGATTAGGTTTTGGGGCTACTGCATCGTCATTCGGAGTGCTTAATGACATTGCAAAATATTTAATGTGCATAGCTATGATTCTTGGTCGCCTTGAAATTTATCCTGTTATTATATTGTTTTCAGGTTTTTTTTGGCGCTCCTAATATATGGCTGATTTATAATTGTGAGTTTAATATTATGTTGACTAACTCATTGATCCAATACCTAACTTTACCAGCAACACCTCCGCCCCCAGTAGCACTGGCTGCTGGGGTGCGTTTTATTCATAAAGCAAGGCTGTATGAGCGAGAAATTAAAGATAGTCTATCGCCCATTACAAGAATTGTCACCGTATGCGCACAATGCCAGGACGCACAGTACTGAGCAGGTGGCACAACTGGTAGAAAGTATTAAGCAATTCGGCTGGACTAATCCGGTGCTGATTGACGAAAAGGGCGAAATTATTGCGGGTCACGGTCGTGTTATGGCGGCTGAAATGCTCAAAATGGATTCTGTTCCGGTCATTGTTCTGTCTGGCCTGACGGATGAGCAGAAAAAGGCGTACCGCCTGGCAGATAATCGCCTGCCGATGAATGCTGGTTGGGATGAAGATCTGTTGCGGATGGAGCTGTCGGACCTAATCAATGCTGATTTTGATGTCTCCCTGACAGGCTTCATCCCGACAGAAATTGATGAACTGTTGACGGATGTTTTGCCCGGTACAGGAAATGAGGAGGAGCCGTATACGACGAAAATTGATACGCCTGTTTATGAGCCGTCGGGCGGTAAACCGGATATCAGTGAACTGTACGACGATACGAAAACTCAGGAGCTGATCAGCCGGATACGTTCGGCGTCCCTTGATCCTGATATTGAGAAATTCCTCCTGTGTGCGGCAGAACGTCACACAGTGTTTAATTTCAGCAGAATTGCGGACTATTACGCTCATGCCCCCGCTGAAATTCAGTGCCTTTACGAGGAGTCGGCGCTGGTGATCATTGATTATCAGCAGGCTATTGAAAATGGATTTGTCCGAATGACGCAGCGCATGGTGGAGATCATGCATGGCGGGGAGGAGGAGGAGGAATATGCGTGATGATTTTTGCGCCTTTATTCTGACTCACGGGCGACCGGACAAAGTTCTGACTTACCGGACGTTGCGTCGTGCTGGCTATACCGGGAAAATTTTTATCGTTGTTGATGATGAAGATAAGACACGGCATCAGTACATGGCTGAATTTGGTGAACAGGTGCTGGTATTTTCCAAAGCCGATATTGCCAGTCGTTTTGACGAAGCCGATAATTTTGGTGATCGCCGCTCAATTTTTTACGCCCGTAATGCCTGTTTCGACCTGGCAAAACTGGTCGGGTGTAAATACTTCATTCAGCTCGATGATGATTATCACGAGTTCCAGTTTCGGGTGGATCGCAACTATGACCAGGCCTATTTCCCGATAAGGAAACTGGATGCGATCCTTTCTGAAATGCTGGCGTATTACGAATCAATAACAGCGCACAGGCGGCAGCAGACTCACAAACTGCATCGGCAAACTCCGCGACAGCAGCCAAAAAATCAGAAACCAACGCGAAAACTAGCGAGGCAGCAGCAAAGAGCAGCGAAACCAACGCTAAAGCCAGCGAAACTAATGCTAAATCCAGTGAAACAAACGCGGCGAAATCTGCGGCGGACGCACTTAATTATCGCAACCAGGCGCAATTAATTGTTGGCGATAATATCGGTCTTGGCTCAGCCCCGCGTGATTGTCCTGATATTTCCGGCAACCCATCAGGGTATATCGGATTTATGCGCATTATGAGTAATGCAAAAGGCTTTCCATCGATTGCATCCGGTGAAAGCAGTCTTACGGGGTTTATTAGTCAGGTAGATGGAACACCAGCGTATACAGGTGTATTTCAGGGATGGGCTACGCGCTCGCTTTATACTTATCGCTGGAATCCGACAATAGGCCCGCAATGGACACGCCACGCAAGAAAAGATGAGGTTATCCGATTTCAGCGTTCAAGCGACACAAGAACCATCATTTTATCTACTGACGTTCAGGCGGACGGCTGTTACTTACAGGTTGATGCTGACGGTCAGTGGGGCGCATTTAACCCTAAAGCTGGTAGATGGCAACCGCTCGCAGTTGCGCAAGGTGGCACAGGGGCGAATGATGCAAGTACAGCGCGCTCTAAACTTGAAGTCATGTTTGAAGCAAAAACTGGCCTTGATGCGAATACGAACTTAAACGATATAAAAGGTACTACAGCCGGTTTTTATTACCAACCAATGTCTGCCAACGCAAAGCCAGAACTAAATTACCCGATACAGCTTGCTGGTGCATTGTTAGTGCAAAGAACTGGTGCTAATGGTAGTGATGGTTGTATCCAGAGCTATTTTGTATATAACAATTCATCAATTCTTTATAGAAGGATATATACCAGCACACAAGGTTGGAGTGTATGGAAAAAAATAGTATTAACAGAAAGAATTGAAGAAGGCGAATCGACTACTTACGTTTATTCGAATTACTCACCATCAGCGCCACGACTTCAGGTGTCAACATCTGGATCGTGGGGTTGCCATAACGGATCGTCATGGGTTCCATTACCTATTGGACAAGGAGGCACTAATGCGGCAACTGTTGATGGTGCCAGAACGAATCTTGGCTTAGGTAGGAACAACAGCCCTCAACTTAACAGTCTATTTCTTGATAGATATAGTGATTCGACCAATACATACACATCTAGTGGAATTCTCCATACAAGACTGTTAGCAACTGACAGCACTGTGCGTCTTGGTGCTGATATGTATGTTGAAACTTTATCAAATGAGCCAGGTCAATTAACAATAAGGTTTACATACGATGGTTCAACTGGTGCTTCAAAATATCTAAACCTTAACTCAGAAGGTAATTTAATTGTAGATAGTGCGATACTGAAATCAACGGTTGAAAAACCTTTACAAATAAGGAGCGCTAACCCAGCAATAAGATTTAATGAAACAGATCGCCCGGCTAACACGCCTACTTATACTCTCATTGCTAATGCTGGCGACTGGTTTATTCAGAAACGTGATTATGATGATGCCGGAAGCGTTAGTAACGCAATTGCATATAATTTCGCAAACGACAGAATTGATGTGCAGAATCTTAAAGCGTCTGGGTTAATTACAGCTAACTCAGGAATCGCAACATTAACAGGTCATGACTGGAACGCTCAGCATACTGATAACGTCGACAAATTTAGACCAATTGCAGGCAGTACAAACGGCCCGGCAGGCTCTATGGTTCTTGGCGGCATTCATGTTCAATTTAGTAAAAATTATGCTGTGCAGTTCGGAGGCCGCAATTCCGGTTTTTGGGGAAGAACAATTGAAAATGGAACGACGCAGGAATGGAAGAAATTACTAACAGTAGACGATCTCAATTCATCTACCGATATTGCTGTCAGGTCATTAACCACATCTAACCCGATAAAATCTGGCGGAGGGCGGATTGATGTCCTTGGAAGCACGTCAGACTATAGCAAAATGGATTGCTTTGTACGTGGGTTTGATAGCACCGGTAATTCTCTCGCGTGGGCGTTGGGTTCATCAGTCGGCGTAAGTAAGATGCTGTCGCTAAAAAATTTCTTTAGCGGAGCTGAGATACTGTTAAATGGTAATGACGGCGCGGTTCAACTCAAAACAGGTGCTGTTAACGGGGCTACAGCGCAGGCGCTCACTATCAACAGGAATGAGGTTAACTCAACCGTTGATTTAACCCTTACAAAGCAATCAGGGACTGGTAATCGTTTTGTTTTACAGAACTCAGGTAATGCAGAACTACCGTTTTCTGTCAGGGTGTGGGGTTCCAGTACTCGACAAAACGTTTTTGAGGTTGGCACGTCTGCTGCGTATCTGTTTTATGCGCAAAAAACAACAGACGGGCAAAACCTTACTGTAAACGGAAGTGTTAACTGCACCACACTGAATCAGTCATCAGACCGCAGACTGAAAGAAAATATCGAGATTATCGATAACGCGACTGACGCAATCCGCAAAATTAATGGATACACGTACACGCTCAAGGAGAATGGGGCACATTGCGCCGGGGTTATAGCCCAGGAAGTTGAAGAGGCCATCCCGGAGGCCGTTGGTTCATTCATCCATTACGGTGAAGAGTTGCAAGGCCCGACCGTTGACGGCAACGAGCTACGCGAAGAAACGCGCTATCTTAATGTTGACTACGCCGCCGTGACGGGTTTACTTGTTCAGGTCGCCCGTGAAACAGATGATCGCGTTACCGCGCTGGAAGAGGAAAACACAACGCTACGTGAAAATCTGGCAACAGCAGACACCCGGATCAGCACTCTGGAAAATCAGGTAAGCGAACTGGTTGCACTTGTCCGGCAGTTAACAGGAAGCGAACATTGATATCCTTCAAGCTCTGAAGGAGGCTGTTCCCGGTACGTTCAGACTGTTGTTGAGCTGGAAATCGCAACGGAGGAAGAGAAAGCGTTACTGGCCGCATGGAAAAAGTATCGGGTGTTGCTGAACCGTGTTGATACATCAACTGCACCGGATATTGAGTGGCCTGCTGTCCCTGTTATGGAGTAATCGTTTTGTGATATGCCGCAGACACGTTGTATGCAGGAACGTGCTGCGGCTGGCTGATGCACTTTCGAGAGTGCATGTATTGAATTATTTCCAGCTATTATCGATTTTACGTATTTTTTGCATGAGAGAATTTGTACCTCCTCCCAACAACGACCTTCCATGACTTTCCGGACTTTTGTGGGCCAGCGGACGATGCTGTCCTCGGATGTTGTG